CTAGTTCTGTTTTAGGTCGATCCATACCATCTTGAATCGGTTTAAAAAAGAAAGGATAATTAACTGATATTGGTACAACCTTATCAGTAAACATCTTTTTAGCATCAGCACCTGTTTTAGATAATATACCATATCTCGAATCACTAGATATAGTAGCTAAATTAACTATTTCTCCTGATGCCATAAAAGAAAATCCAGAACGTCTATTCTTTAAATAACACATTCCATAACATCTAGTATCAGCTTTACAAGCTTCCCAAAACAAATAGAATAATCTATTCGCTTCTCTAAAATCAGGTTTACCTACATCAATCTTACTCCATTGTAGATACATATAATGTGTACCTGTTATATATGTTGGTACACCTTTATTGTAATACCAAAAACCATCTTCTCTTCTACTAAACTCTTCTTCTATGTAATCTATATATTGATTTTTAAAATCATTTGGATAATCTTTCCAATCAAATATTGTTTTAATTCTATTTAATGCTTTTGGGTATTCAGTTACCTCCCATTTGTCACTATTAAATTTGTGAACATTCTTGGGTTTTTTTGGTAATGCTACCCGAAGATTTTGGATTTCATATACTTCACCAATTTCTCCAGTTTTTGATATAATGATAATATCATGTTCTTTATTGTATCCATATTTCCATTTTTTAGACTTGTTAAGTCTTTTAATAGTATTTATTTTAATAGGTTGTATAACCTTATATAACGTTTGTTCGTACATTATTTAGATCTTCGTTCTGCAAAACCACTAAATGATTCTTCTTTTTTTTCTAAAGGTTTATCATTTAATATAGCTTCTTCTTCTTGGATTCTAGTTAAAATCTCAAAAGCATCAAATATAGCTAACTTTTTAGTGGCCGCAGCATTTTTTAATCTATCTGCTGTTATATCATCTCCACTGTCAACAATAGGTTCTTTAGCTACCTTAACTAATTCCTCAACTGCTCTGTAACCAGCTTGGATTATATTCTTTTTCTGTTCCTTGATATTCATATTTAATTTCAATAAATTTGTTATTTAACCGATAAAATCTTTCTCCATCAATAATAAACTCATATTCACCTGCTGGATTATATCCTACTAGTTCTCCTTTTTTGAAACTACCATCTGAATATTTTATAATACCTATTTGATCTGCTTCACCACCATTCTTATTTTCTATAGGTTTAATAAATGAAAACCCTTTTAAAGCTTTCCAAGTATCTCTTTTATAAGCAAATATTTGATCTAAACTAATTTTATATAAGTTTTCTGATATAAAACTACCAGAGTTTCTTTCTTTACCTCTAGCATCGTGCCATCTTCTAAAAACATTATGATGTACAATTATCTCGTCACCGATTTTAATTTCTGTTTCCATTTCAGAGGGTAAACCCAAAACGACAGCTTGTCTACTTATATACCTATGATCAAATATTTCAGAATTTAAAATTAATTCTTTATCTCCTATCTTTTTTGTATTATCGTATCGCTTCGCTTTAGGTTTTATTAAAAAATAAAACGTTCCCCTCATTAATACTCAAGATTATATTCGACTGATATTGCCATGTTTTTATTAAAATCTTTCCAAGGCATAACATCTTCATTTTTAGAAATAAAGATACTATATTTATCATCATTTTCAACTATATCGCATATTGTGTTTCCACCATACACTTCTTGACCAACAGAATAATGCATTGCTTCGTTTTTATAGTCTCTACCGATACTAATCTTTCTTATCAACTTTGCCATCTCCTTGTTCTGTTATAGTACCGTCGTTAATATTAACATTAACATCTCCGTATTTTTCTTTTAACTTATTCTGAACTTCAGCAAGTTTAGCTCTACCTTCCATTATTGCACTCAACGCTCTGGTTTTTTGTACTTCAAAATTACCAATTTCCATTTGGATCGAATTGATAGTTTTTATAACTTCTTGTAGTTCTTTAAGTTCTTGTTCTGTTACTTTTGTTGTTTTTGCTTTTGCCATAATTTATTTATTTTATTAAACTTTATTTCACTTTTATATTATCACGCAATTGTCACGTTTTTTAACTTACGTTCTCTCTCCATTTGCGCTAATCTCCATTTATTATTTAAATTTTTGACTAATGGAAGCCATTTTACCTCATTATTGTTCATATAATGAAGAAATTGAGCATTCTTTTCTCTCAAAATTTCTTTTATATAGGAACGAGGTGTATAATTTATATTTACAGTATATCTTGGTTTATCAGAACTATTTTCAAAAGTATGCCATGGTACTATAGGATTACTTTGTGATACCTTATCTTCTTGCCAAAGTTTATCAGTTACATTAGCAAACCAAACAGCTCTATTGTGTCTCCAACCTACTTTTGCTCTTTGATTTCCAGATTTTAAAATAGTACCATCTTTACCCTGTCTCCAATAACAAACTCCTGTAAATTGTTTTCTATCAACATCACAATGATAATGATATGATGTATTTGGTTTCATTATATTAAGTTCCAAAACTACCATATAATCTCTAGCATTTTTATTAAAACTAGGTGAATCTTTAGTATTATCCCACACCTTATTCACTATATGGTTAAATCTTGATGTATCTGGAAAAAACATAATACCACTCCAATTAGTTACTTCTTCATTAAAAACATAACCCTTTTCTTCCCAATTTATAAAAGCATTATCTAATTCTTTTGATAACTCTTCTCCAAAAGTATTATCAGATATTGCATGTTGCCATTGAATATTAGAAACTGGATTGATTTTATATTTTATATCTTCCATTACTTTTTAGGTTTTCTATCATCAATAAACCAATGTTGATATAGATTTCTTTTAGCTGTAATGTAATCAAAATATTGATCAACTTTCTTTTTCCAATCTTTATCTACAGCTGGATTTATAACACCAGATTTAGGACTAGAAAAACATTTATTTATATACTGTTTAAAATTCTTTTGATGTGTAAATAAATGATTATTTATACAAGCAAATGAACCAAGGTTTATATTATTCCAAACATCGATTGGAGAAATACTTTTACCTAAAACTCCAGCATAAACAGCACTTTCACTTATATGTGTAGTATATACATGTTTAGCTTTCTGCATGTAATAATACATGTCTAAATCTTTTGGTAGTATATTTTCTTCTCCAAAGAAATCTTTTAATTCACCAACTATTTGATGCGTTGTTATTGGATGTGGTTTAAAATAAACGTTATTACCATGTGACTTAGATATTTGTTTCATTCTATTTAAACAAACATTGGTTTTAACTTTGTTTGATCCAGGTAATACAACTAGATAATCTTTAGCTGGCCAATCTTCAAACTTCTCTCTTCTACCTTCGTATTTGTTAGCGTTCTTACTTATTATGTTTTTAACTAAATATCCTGCCCAATCATCTGGGTTTTTAATATTATCATTCCAAGCATCGTCCATTTGCTCATTTCTTAACTTGGAATTTAACGGTTGAATATACATGCTAGTTGCAAATTCCGTATAACCAAGTGTTTTAAAGTATGGCATTTCTTCTGCCATAACATCATAACTTGTCTGTATATTTCTTTCACTAGCTTTTCTAATTACATAACCTTCAACCGCTTCAAGATCATATAATTTTTTATTCTTTTTTAAAGGACCTATCCTTTTGTCTAGTTCCTTTTTATTAAACATTTCCATATAATTAAATTTAATTGTTATTAATATATATTATTACATATTTTTTACTATTTCTACCTATGGACTAGTTTGGCCATCAAGTGGTTCTCTATTAGTTAAATTTTGTCTTTCTGTAGAATAATCTTTAACATAAGTACTAAACCAAGATTTAGTAGTTGTGAACGTTGTTGTTGTACTCCAAGTTGTTTCAGTGGTAGCACTTGTGTTCCAAGATGTAACAGTACTTGTTGATGTATTAAAAGTCGTAGTCGTGTTAGTACTCGTATTATAAGTAGTTATAGTATTAGTACTTGTATTATAAGAGGTAGTAAACAATGTTATAGTACTAGTACTAGTGTTAAAAGTTGTTGTAGTGTTAGTACTTGTATTATAAACAGTAGATGTAGTAGTGTTTGTTTCATACGTTGTAACAAATGAAGTTATTGTAGCGGTACTTGTATTATACGTAGTAGTGGTATCAGTACTTGTATTGAAAACAGTACTAGTACTAGTTGACGTATTATAAGTAGTTGTTGTATCTCTATTAGTACTCCAAGTTGTATTAAATGTTGTAGTTGTTTGTGTACTTGTATTAAACACTGTATTAGTTGCTGTACTAGTGTTGTAAGCAGTAGCGGTAGCTTTACTAGTGCTCACTACTGTTGCTGTAGCTCTCGTTGTTTCGTATGTAGTTGTAAAAGCAGTAGTTGTACTAGTCGTAGTATTATAAGTTGTAGTAGTGGATTTATTAGTACTCCAAGTTGTTGTTGTGTTTTTATTTGTTATAGAACTTGTTTCAAATATAGTTGTTCTACTAGTTTCATACGATGTGGTATATTCAGTATTTGTAGCTGTACTTGTATTATAAGTTGTTGTAGTTGATCTATTAGTGCTCCACGTGGTAGTTGTAGCTGTGCTAGTATTAAAAGTGGTAGTAGTATTAGTACTAGTATTATAAGTAGTAGCAGTAGCTTTACTTGTAATAGTCGAAGTATTAAACGTCGTTGTAGTTGCGGTAGTTGTATTATATACCGTATTAGTAGCAGTACTTGTGTTATACGTAGTAGTTGTATTCCTACTTGTACTCCATGTAGTAGTATAAGCAGTTGTAGTAGCTGTTTGAGTATTGTAAGTTGTTGTTGTATCTGTACTCGTATTGTAAGTTGTTGTAGTACTTTTAGTAGTATTATATGTGGTAGTAGTACTTCTAGTTGTTACAGTTGATGTATTAAATACTGTTGTTGTATTAGTAGACGTATTATATGTAGTGGTTGTGTTTTTCCTCGTACTAACAACCGTAGCTGTAGCTT